TCTACTGGTGTTGGATGATACTCCCAATGTTTCATTTATCCCCTATATTGCTGTAAAGTTTGTTTCTGTTACTCCTACACCACCAGCAATTAATGCTGCTTTGGTTGCCTCACTTACTGTGTGTCTATAACCACCACGATAAAACTCATCATAATCTGCTACATCTTCATCTACCACATAACGAACTCTTGAGTAGGTACCACCACTTTTGGCTATGCTTACCCCAACATCTAACTTATAGAAATGAAATAATCTATGTCTACCAGCAGGACCCTCACGGACTGTTGGTGTTTTGAAAGTATATTCACTCATTATTCTCCCTAATGAACTTACTGCTAAGCAGGAATATTTCTACTCCTGCTCAGCCGTCAATCAACTATGAAGCGATTGAAGAACCTGATTCGATTCTGAACAGTGCCTCTTCACGGTAGCGTGCAAAGCCAAGTACGCCATACCAACCCATTGGGCGGTGACGCATTAACTTGTCAACTACTGGTCCGATAACTGTGTGTGGCTCTTCTGCTACTGCTTCAGCAAGTGCTTGCTGTCCGCAAAGAATTGTGCGGTAGTTACGAGCAGATGAAGCGCCATCTGTTGCGTTAAACATACGTGCGGTTTCAATGTAATATGCACCTTCGTATGTTCCGATTTCTCCTGCCCAAATGCGGTCTTGTGCAGAACCGTATTGGTTAGGAAGCAACCATCCTGCAGAACCTGTCTCAGCACGTAGGTCATGTGAAACCTCTGGGTGGATACCACACCAGTATAGGCTTCCCTTGCGTGCAATAGACTTGTTAGCACGTAACTTAGCAACCGCCCTGCGGAGATTTGCTGAAGATATTGTTGCTGCTGCTGTGATTGTTGCAGTTGATGTTGCAGTTGCACCTGCATAGATTACGTTTGAACCACCACGCAATGTTGTCATTGCGATAGAGTCAATAGAATCTGCTAGGTTGAATGCAATAATGTTTGCAATTGCAGGGTCTACATCTGCTAATGAGAATAACTCAAGAGCACGTGTTACCAACACTGAGTTACCGTACTCGGCAAGAGTAATGGTTACTGAGGTTGGTGTTGACATCGCTACTGCATCTGGGTCAGTATCCTCTGTGAGGGCTGTAGTTGCAGCGGCTAAATCAACATAACGTTGTAATACAACGGTTGAACCTGGAATTGCTTGGCGTGCTGGACGCTTGTCTGCGACTGCTCGAATTAGTGGTTCGGAGCGAAGTGCAAACTCCAGAAGACGGTCATACGCCTTCTGAACTAAACCAGCAGCACCAGCGGTACCACCTAAAGAGGCAGAACCAGTTGATACATAGGCATTAGCCATTTGTCACCTCCAAGTGACTATGAACGGAATTGTTATTGTTGTGACCGCAATAATGCAATTAGTTCATCTGCGGATTGAGCATTGTCAATCCTTGAGTTGAGGTCTTGCTCACGGTCTGGAGTCATTGCACCTTGAGTAAGTATATCTTGCTGTCTTAAGGCAGCCTTATCTATTTCACTCACCTTCGGCTCTTCCTTGTCAATCTTAATTCCAAATAGGTCAGCATTATCATCGAGCCAGTTAGAAACTGAATCTTCGTTAATGTCATCTAAGTCTTTAAGAACAAGTCTTGCAGCCTTTGCGTTAACTCCTTTTTTCTCTAGGACCTCTTTGACGACTCTCTCACGCTGCGCCTTGGATAATCCCTCAAGTTGCTCAGTGAGTTCCTTAATACGTTTTTCATCTGCTCGCTTGGCTTTTCTTAGTTTTTTAACTAAGTCATCACCTTGCAAATTGATGTCGTTATCTTGGTCTTCGTCTTCGTCTTCCCAGTAATTGTTGCTCATAGCAACCACCCTTTCTATTCGTTGTTAGTCGCAAGCCACAGATTCAATCGGGGAATTGGTCTGGCTCTTGCTACCAGTCTTATACACCTCACGGGGCTGGTAGGTCCGTGTAGGGAATCTATTTTAGAACTGTCCTCCTGAAGAACCTCTGCGTAAATATTGAGTTGATAAAGCGCCTTGACCCAATCCAGTTCCAGATGAGCCTCCAAAGGCTGCCTCTTCTTTAGAAACTAATCGCTTACGTTTACGTTCTTCAGATGCTAAACGTTTAAAAGTCTCACCTTCTGCTTCCTTTAAACCGTAATTAATTCCTTCTTCTTTATAAACACCACTTAATTTTGTGGCGGTTGGAAGCATTTCGGCTATATTGCCATAACCAATTAGCGCACCTTCTCTATCAATACCGTATTGGGCTAAATCTTCAGCAGTTGTTACTGTTGTTGGTAATCCTTGACCAATAGCAGCGCCACCTATTTCAGCAGCAGCAGCCTTCTCCTTAAGACTTACTAAATTCTTTGTTGGGTCTAAGAAATATTTAGCAAGTTCTACTTCACCGATACCATAGAATTGTTGAAAAGCATTTTTAATAGTTGAGTCAGCCATCTTAACTCTATCCACAGCAGTAGATACTCTTTCTTTAAATTCTAAAGCAGATATGTCAGCGCCAATAACACTGGCAATTGCTTTTTGACGACTTTTACGTTGTTGTGGATTTGTAGCCAAACCAAAATAATCTTGTAGTCCATATGCTTTAAGAGTTTCTGAATAACTATCTTCCAAATCTAAATATTCATTTTCTTTAAGAACGTTTCTACCAGCAGCAAGTCTTAACTCATTACCATAAAATCTATCTTTATAAGGTTGAGATTGTTTAAGTCGAATAGTGGCTTCTGCTGTGCCGATACCTTCTTTCATGTAACTTGAAATCTGGTCCGCTAATTCTGATAAACCATAAGAATTAAATACATCTTTTAATAATTCAAAAGCATCTTTTCTTGCTTTTTCATCTTGCATTTTTTGATAAGCAAGACCACTATCTTCTCCTGTATCGCCATATGTGTCACCACCTGTGTCACCATCTGCGTTGACACCAAGCATGCTTCTTTCTTCACCTTGACGAAATCTACCCACATCAAATGTTCCACCAATAGATTTATCTCTACCTTTTTTACTTTTACCTTTTTTGGTATCAATAGGTTTTTGTTTTTCTATAGTTAATGGAATACCACTATAACCACCCGAAACCCTTGGCGCAGATTTTGGAGCACTTGCTGGAATACCACTGTAACCACCTGAGACTTTTCGCGCAGGGGTTGAAACTTTAGTCTTTTTTTTAGTTGCCATTATGCCATCAATCCAAAGTCTCTAAGAATGTCGTATGCATATTTAGAGGCTTCTTCTCTAGCGTTTTTAGTTTTACCCCAACGAGGGTCATTACGTAACATTCTATCAAAATCAGTTAAATTCATTACTCCCTTATTTCCATTGTTCTTAAGTGCTGTTTGAATGGTTGGGTTTAAAACATCAATAGTATCTGGACTTAGTTCTAATACTTGAGCCATATTATATCTGTAGTTACTTGCTAACTCTGCAAGACTTACATCCTCTGATATAACATCAGATAAATTGCTATAGGTAGCCTTTGATATAGCCAAAATTTTAGAGTTTATTTTTTTCAAATCGCCTTGGCCTTGCTTCAATTCATTAGCCACATAACCTAAAGCATCTTTATTATTAAGGTTAATTCCATAACGCTTGGCATAGGCTAATACTCCATTAACAGCCTGTGCTGCTCCAGCCCCACTTTTTAATACAGTATCAATATCAGAACCTTCAAGTGCTTTACCAGCCACCTTACGCATAAGTTCCATCTTATCTACTTCATCAATAAATTCGCCAGCAGTATTTCTACTAGTTTCAGTTGATGTAGTAGTTACAATAGCCTTTTTCTCTAAAGCCCTAAGTTGTTTATAGTACTCATCATGTTGTTTTTTGGTAGCACCAACACCAAGATACTGCATCATAAATCTATCTAAATCAGATGCGGCTGTATCACGAGTAGTAGTTATTGAACTGTATCTTACATCTGGACCAGCAGGAGTAAATTGTTTATCCATGTACTCGTCAAAAGTAATAGGCTCTTTAATGCCACTAAGTTCATAATCAC